CGCTGGCAGTGTAACCGCAAATGCAATATTCATTGCATCTTATGGCGGCAGCGCCACTGTCGCGTTTAACGCTACGGCTCAGGCGTTCTTGGTTTTTGCATTTGAGGGCGACGCCACAGCGGCAATCACATCGACATCTGCGCCGGTTGGCACGTTTGCGATGGCGGGGTCGGCAAATCTTGCGTTGAGTGGTACAATCGCCGGAGAAATATTGGGCGAGGCTTGGGCAGGCGAGGCAGACACGGCGGCGGTTTGGACTGACGCTGTTGACGTTTCAGCTATCTGGACGACCCAGACAAGCACAACCGGAGTTTGGTTAGGACAATGATACAGTTTGGCGAATGGCTGCCCGATCAGCCAGATTATAGCAACCCCGGTGTGACTGAGGCTACAAACGTGATCCCTGCGGCTAACGGATATCGCAGCCTGCCGGGTTTTGTGGAATACTCAAATGCTGCGTCTAACACGATATTGAACATTTTTGCGGCCAAGCAAAATGACGGTTCCGTCAGATTATTTGCCGGAGACAGTGGCAAGCTGTATTTGTTTAACGCCGTGACATCTGATTTGGACGACATAAGCAAGGCTGGCACGCCAGCTTATGATTTGGCTAGTGCGGAGCGTTGGAAGTTTGTGCAGTTTGGAAACGATGTTATCGCGTCAGGCGGCATTGGCGAGGAGCTTCAGAAATTTACATTAGGAACTGACAGCGCATTTTCTGATTTATCAGGCACGCCGCCAAAGGGTGACTTTCTAGCTGTTGTGCGCGATTTCGTCTGGGTGGCTAACGTAGACACCGGCTCAGGCCGAGTGCCTTACAAAGCTTACTGGTCAGGCTTTAACGACCCGACAAGCTGGACGGCTGGGGTGGATCAGTCTGACTTTCAAGATATACCAGATGCAGGTGCTATCACCGGAATGGTCGGGGGAGAATACTGCACCATTCTAATGGAGCGAGCCATTGTTCGTGCCACATATACCGGCCCACCACTAATCTGGCAGTTTGATAAAGTTGAGACAGCTAGGGGTTGTCAGGTTCCCGGCTCTGTCTGCAATGTTGGACACACGGTTTTTTATCTTAGCGATGACGGTTTTTATGTATTTGACGGATCAAAAAGTCAGCCAATCGGCGCAGAAAAAATTAATTCGTTTTTCTTAAATGACTTCAATGTTGCCTTTAAAGACAAGATGACATCGACAGTAGACCCTCAAGAGCAAATAGCTGTTTGGTCTTATGTGTCAAATGGTGCAATTGATGAAACGCCAGATCGTCTTTTGATTTATAATTATGCTTTGAACAGGTGGTCTTTGGCTAATGTCAAAAGCGACCTTGTAGCCCCATTCTTTACTGCGGGATACACGCTAGAAAACTTAGACAATATCAGCGCCAGTCTTGACGCTTTGCCAGCGTCCTTGGACAGCCCTCTTTATAAGGGTGGTCAGTATTTGTTTGGTGGCGCATTAGGCACAAAAATTAGTGCATTTACCGGAGACCCTATGGCCGCAACAATTGTGACTGGCGAGACCGGATTGGCCACAGGCAATCACAATATAGTCACGCGTATCTACCCTTACCACGAAGGCGGGTCAGTAGAGGTTTCTGTTGGCCTCAGAGGCACACACACAGATTTAGTTTCGTATACTGCGGCAGGCACCACAAACGCGGCAGGCTTTGTGCCTTTCAGAGCGCAAGACAGATATCACCGCGCAAAAATGTATATTTCGGGCAATTGGACTTACGCGCAGGGTATGGACATTGACGCCAGAAAAGTTGGTCGAAGATGACTGTTGAGCAGCGTAACACTAACTTTCGCACGTTAAACCCTGTCACGGCTACGACACGCGAAGTTGCAGAGGTGCTAAACAGAACCGTTGACGGTGGTTTAAACAGCGTTGGCTACACTACTCTGGCCAACGGCACGACAACCACAACCGTTAGCGACCCTAGATATGGAGTGCAGAGCGTTGTGTTTTTCACCGGATACAACGAGACACTAGAACACAGTGACCCATTTGTAAAAAGCACTAGCACCAATGGGTCTATGATAATTGAGCATAAGAACCACGGACACGATGTAGATGTTGCCTACCTTATTATTGGATGAGAACCGAATTAAATCGAAGTTTGAGGAAAACCGCAAATATATTGCGGATGCGCTTGAATACTCCGGCGGCACGCACTCAATCGACGATGTTTACCAAGCCTGCGCGGTTGGTGAGGCACAGTTACATCCGCTGGAAAAGTCGTGTATTATAACCGAAGTTGTTGACTACCCCAGCCTAACCGTGTGCCGAATCTGGCTTGCAGGCGGTGACTTAGATGAGCTGGTTGAGGCTGAGAAGTCTATTGCAGTTTGGGCTAAGGCTCAGGGCTGCGACGCGATGGAGATCAATGGCCGCAAGGGCTGGCAGAGGCAACTGAAAGATTACGCCGCAACGTCGGTGATTTTGACAAAGGATTTGAGAGATGAGTAAAGGCGGCGGTGGAGACACCAGACAGATCACCCAGACAACTTCGGCACCGGCATACGCTCAACCGTTTCTGGAGTACGGCCTGTCCGAGGCTAAAAACATCTATCAGAACAAGCCTAGTTATTACCCCGGTCAGACGACCGTAGGCTTTAGTCCAGAAAGCGAAATGGCGCTTGCTGGCACTCGCCAAATGGCGCTAGACGGATCGCCGCTTATTCCGGCTGTGCAAGACGTTGTAATGCAAAACCTGATGGGAACTAATCCTTTAATGTCGGCGGCCTTTCAGCCAGCCGTTCAACAGGTTCAGGCTCAGGCGGCCAAGGCCGGAAGATACGGCTCTGGGTATCAGCAGGGCGCGTTAGGTGCCGCGCTGGCTCCTATGGCGTATCAGGCGCAGCAGGACGCTATTGCTATGGCTCCGGCGGTGCGTGAGTTTGGCTATGCTGATCTGAATACTCTTGCTGGTGTTGGCGGTGCGCGTGAGGCTCAGTCTCAGGCAGAGCTGGCGGCTGACATTGACCGCTATAACTTTGAGCAAAATCAAGATCAATTGGCCTTGGCCAACTATATGGCTGCCGTTCAGGGCGGAACTGTTGGCGGGCAAACCATTACACCGCAATTCCGAAATCAAGCCGGAAACGTACTCAGCGGTGCATTAGGTGGGGCGGAGTTAGGCGCTATGGCTGGTTTTGATCCAATGACAGGCGCTGTTATTGGCGGTTTACTTAGTTAGGGGTTAGGGCATGAGCGTTTACGACAGATTCAACCGACTGCTTCAGGGCAGAGCGCCTATGCCGCAGGCAAACATTATGCGTCCATATCAAGTTCAAGGCGCTCGCGGGCCAGTACCAGCGCCAATGGCTTTGCCTCGACCTGCTCCGCCTCAGTCGCCAATGCTGGCAAACCAGCAGCTATCACCGTTGATGCAGGAAGTTGTGCGCCGCGCTCAGGCGTCTCGCATGACGCCAAGAGCCGGTCAGGTTGGCTTGCCGACCCCTGCGACAGCAGCGGCTAGGCAGCCTGCGGCTGGGATGACATTTGGCCAAAAGCTAATGCAGCCACGCGCTCAAGGCATGTTAGGCGCTGCCGCCGCAGGCTTTGAGGCTTCAGGCTACCAAGACCGTCCGGTATCGCTCGGTCAGGTTCTGGGGCGTATGGGTACTGCTGGCATGAAGTCTTACGCCGCCGCTGAGGATCGCATTGCGGCTCAGAAGGCTGCTCAGGCACCAAAGATACAAGTCGCCGGAAAAGACATTTATCGCGTTTATCCTGATGGCCGCGTTGAGAGGCTGAATGGTGGAGCTGGTGCTGACACGTCTGTTGAGATTAAGTCAGAGGCTGGTCGCTACATGACCGAAGATGGCAGAATTATTCAAGCTGTTTTAGGCAAAGATGGTTCACTGTACGAGGCTGGTGCGGCCAGCACTGACAAAAAGCTAGACCCATCAAAACTTACAATTGTAGACCCATATACAACCCTTGATTACAAAGGGCTTCAAAAACACAAAAAAGATGAAATTTTAGCGCCAGAAAGAACTTTGAAGATAATAGACAGGTTTGCCACTCAGATTGAGGCTGGTTCGCAAGGTTATTTTGACAGGCTGAAAACAAGCATGTCAGCTAAAATCAAAAACTTTTCAAGTAGCAGTGATTACTCAGAGCAGGAAATTATTAACGCTCTGCAAGAGGGTACGCTAACGCAATTGGTTGGCGCTGCACGTCTTGAGTTATTCGGCCCCGGCGTTATGACAGAGTTTGAGCAACAGATGGCGCGTCAGGTTTTGGCTGGTGATTTTGATAACCTAAGAAAAGAAATTGCCTTACCACGTCTGAAGCAATTTAGAGATGCTTTTTATGACCAGTATGTGAATAGTGTAAATTTCTACAATAATCAGCCGATTGTTAAATCTCAGAAAATGAGCTTGGCCCCATACAGCGGCTTTGACTGGAGTAAATTAGACGGCACGTCAGGTTCTGGCGCTCCGGCGGCAAGCGGCAACACGACAACCGGCGGGAACACTTGGAGCGTTATTAACTGATGAAAAAAATTAACGTACAAGGGCTGGGCGAGATTGAGGTTGACGACAACTTCTTTAAGCTCTCCCCAAAAGAGCAAAATGAGTTTGTCGATCAAGCTGTCATCCAAGACGCTATTGACGGTAGCGGTCGCGCCTTTATGACAGGCATGTTGTTTAATTTTCGCGATGAAATTGTTGCCGCACTGTCTGAGCCTAAGTCGTTTGTCGGCAGTTTTACTGACGACGCAGCAGGAAAAGATTACCGCAAAGAGCTTTCAAGGCAGCGCCTGCTTGAGGAGGCTTTCCGCCGCAAAAACCCTGCCGCCGCTATATCATCTGAAATAGCAGGTGGCGTCCTAGTACCCGGGGCGGCCATAGGTCAGGCAGCGAGAGGTGCAAGCCTGCTGTCAAAGCTGATGAGAACATCTGGGGCTGGCGCTGGTATGGGCGCAATTGCAGGCGCAGGCGCAGGCACAGACGTAGATAGCAGAATAGGAAAGGCTGGAGAATACGGAGCCGCCGGCGCTGTTTTAGCGCCTGTTGTAGCTGCCGCCGTGCCGGTAGCTGGAAAGATTGCAGCGCCAATAGTTAGAACCGCTGGACGCCTGACTGAGGCTGGCATTGCAGAGCCTAGTGTTCGCGCTGCCCGAATGGTTGCCAGACGGCTTAAAGACGCAGGCATAACTGGAGATGCCCTAGAGGCTCTCAAGAGAGACCCCAAGCCAATGGCTCTTGCAGACATTAGCAGCAGGGGCGTGCAGTCACTTGCGCGTCTTGTGGCTCAATCACCGGGTAAGGGCGCGGAGCTTGCTGACAGCCTCAATGTGCGCCAGTTTGGTGACGACGCCATAGATGGCGCTGCAAAACGCATTGAGCAGGACTTGGTTAGCGCAGGCGTGCCAAAGCAAAACGCACTTGAGGCAAAGGCTGGCATAGACCAGATCAAGAGCGCTGGCGCATCTCAGGCTTATAACAAGTCAAACGCTTTTGAGATTACCGAGGCGCTTAGGAATCAATTAAAGCCAGTATTTTCTCGGCCATCTATGAAGGGAATTATTGCCGAGGCTAAGGCTTTGGCGGCAGAAAACGGCGAAAACTTTTCTGGCACAACACTTCAAAACATTGACATGAAGGGTCTTGATTATGTTCAGCGCAGGCTTCGCGCCAGAACATCCGCCGCCTACAATTCTGGCGACGGCATGATGGGCGGCGCTATAGCTAAGACTAGAGAGGAATTAGTAAACATTCTTGATAAGGCTAACGACGATTTCAGGCAGGCGCGAGGACTATACTCGGACGCTATGTCACGCCAAGAAGCCTTAGCCCTTGGCCGTAAATTTAAGACAATGAGAAGTGAGGGCGAAATTGCCGACGCAACAAAGGGATTTGGCGCAGATGAAATGCACAACTTCCGTGTCGGGATGGCTCAATCAATAAGAGACGACATTGAGGGTGCCAAAAATGGCGCTGACTTTGCGGCTCGGATAGCGGGAAATCAGCGCCAATTGAGGCAGCTTAAAGAGGCTTTCCCAGCCGAAAACATTGCGCCGCTTGAGGAAGCTTTGGCAAAAGAGAGCCAAATGGCCGCTACACGCAATCGCACAATGGGCGGGTCTCAGACATTCCAGACATCAGCGGAATCAGCCAAAGCCGCTGCCGAAGACCTGACAATGGCCAGAAGGGCTGTTGAGGGGGCAAAGCAAGGTGGCTTAGTTGGTGGCGTCGCTCAAAGCGTCGGCCCAATGCTGGAATCTGCCGCAATGGGTATTGGCCCACGCACAAGTAAACAACTTGGCGATCTGCTGTTTGCAACAGACCCAGCAAGCCGCGCTGCTGCGATTAGCAGGGTGCAGCAGGCAAGAGGGCTTGGTGGTCGCGCGTTGGCTCGCGGGCCTGTTTTGCCTCAACAGCCAAGGATGCCTTCGCTTGCGTCTAGGGTGGCTGGCGGAGTTGGCAGAGCAACAAGCGGCGCGGTTCCGCGTGGCCTTCTTTATTCAACAGGCCAGCAAGTTGGGCCTCAGATTGCCAGCGCCTTGAACCCCATCAGCTCCGCACAAGCTGGCGGCAACATCGTTGGGTATGAGACTGTGACGGATCGTCAGGGCAACCCTGTGACGTTTGCCAAGACATCTGATGGCCGTGCGGTGCGCGTGCGCTGATTATATGTTATAAATAGGCATACGCCTTTAGGAGAAAAGAATGGCTAAAAATTCTGTCCGAGATTACAGCTCAAGCTCAAGCTCAAACACGGATGTGCAGTCGGTTAACATTGGCGAGGGCTGCGCCCCGGCGGGGATAAATAACGCCATCCGAGAGGTTATGGCCGACCTAAAGGACGTGTCTACTGGCACTGTTGCGCTGGAAAGTCCTTCTGCTGATAGCCTGAGCGTGACAGGTGACTTGAACGTAGGCACAATTAAAGATGCTACTGGCACTAACACGGCTATGACGATTGATAGCGGTGGCATCACTACAGCAACAGGCGGTTTGAACGTAGGCACAATCAAAGAGGCTACTGGCACTAACACGGCTATGACTATTGATAGCGATGGCGTTGTAAAAATTACTCAAAACCCTTGTTTTTTTATAAAAGGCAATAATGGCGCATACGTCAACACCAGCCCAGTAGTTTTTGCGATTACCGTAATCGACACAAGAAGTGGGGTAGATTTAGCCAACAACAAATATGTTGTTCCTGTGGCTGGAAAGTGGCATTTTCACATTCAGTTAGGAATTGTTGGTGTGACGGCTAGTGGTGCTTGTTATCCTATAATCCGAAAAACGCCCGTGGGTGGCGGTGCTGTGACAGACCACGGTTATAGCTATTATCAACCTGTAAATGCTGCCGGTGTAACTTCTTACTCGCATTTAGAAGTTGATGCCATCGTAGATTGTGATGTTGGTGACTCTTTCAATATTCCTTTTGTTCAGACTACAGGCACTTATTATAATGGCGCAAACGAGTGTAGATTTTTTGGTTATTTTCTAGGATAAAATTATGGCAAATTACAGAAATATTGAATTACACATACCGCCAGCAATGACTTTAGATGTAACAGGTACTGCGGCTTTAATTCTTCAACAAACGGATTGGACGCAGATATCAGACAGCGGCCTTACCGCTGACTGTGTTGCAGCCTTTAACACTTATCGCACAGCCATCCGAACTATTCGCAAGACAAACCCAGTCAGTCCAACGTGGCCTGACGCCCCATCAGAGGAGTGGTCATAATGAGCAAGGACAAACTCACCGACTACGATGCCACCGCATCTGGGAACTTGGATGTGGGCGGGGTTTCTGTGGCGGAAGGAATGTTGCCTAGTGGCGTTAATAACGCTATCCGGGAGCAGATGAGCCATCTGAAGGACTTTGCGTCTGGCACGACTGGCATTGACGTTCTGAGCCTCGCTGACGATGACGCAAGCCACTCTAT